AAAAATCCATTCCATTGACCAACTGGTGCACCATATTTTGGCATTAAATAGCATTTAGTATGGATTTCTGACACATTAATACTTGGCTGAATAGTAGCACTATAAAAATAGAAAGGAGATTTTAGTCCAGTACCTTCTAAATCGAAAGTCCTACTTTGACCAGAACTAGTTAATCTAGCTCCCATCATTATACTACCTACAAAAAATTCAGGTATCTCAAACATCGTAATATGGATTCCAAAACCAGAAGTATCTCCTGAAATAGATCCAGCTATAGAGGTGATATCTTTCTTCGGTTTTATAATTCCAAACCATGCAGATGGCGTACCAGGTACTCTAGCAAAAGGTACTGGAGTATCAACTTGTGCTGCACTAAATGATATAGAAGCATTTAAATTAGCTTCACAGGAATAAGTTCTATTTACCAATATTCCTATTCTTTTCCTAGGATTTTGTAAATTCCAAGTTTGATTTATGTTTAGTGAAGTAAAAGCTCCTCCACCATCAGCTGTAGTTATAATATATGATATATAATTATCAAATGATAGAGCACTTCCAGCACCTCCACCCATTTGTCCATTAGTTCTTCCTATTGCCATATTAAATACTCCTTTTAATTAACCTCAATACAAATAATAACTGGAATAGTAAAAAATATCGACTTCAGAAGTACCGTCTGCTGGCATTACTATTCCAGTTATTACTACAAACTAATCTATTTCTTTTTTAGAATATTCTTTAATAAGAATATTACCCGATTCATCAATGACCTCACAAAGTGAATAAGTCACATCAGGATTAGCAAGTGCAGATGCTCTAACTTGATGAAAAAGCATCATTGCTCCATCCCTTGTGTCTTTTTCTGTGATTGCCTTTGCAATAGCACCGTTGCTTACGCTTGAAACTTCAATAACGAAATATTTCATGTTTTCCTCCAATATGTTTATGCACTCATATTAGTGCAAATAATAACCGGTATTGTAATTGCTGATTCTGGTACTTCACTTGCGTAAATGATAACTTTATCAGTATCAGTATCAGCTATAGGACCAAAAATTCCACTTGAAATTTCATCGTATGCAAATCTTACATCGGGCGAAAAATCACTTGTTATCCCAGGAGCATCAATTTCTGCCTTGTAACCATAATCGGAATAGGTAGCATCTGCTTCCCAATCAGCAACAGCAACTTCGACATTTATTAAATTTTTAGTTTCTGCTCCAGATATTTTCCCATCAGGATTGTAGATAACTAATTTTCCAGCTCCGCCGGTAAATGAAAATAAAGTTTCAAAAAATTCAATTGAATCCTCGCCCAAAGTGTATAAATTTAATTTACGAACCATGTAAATTTTACCAGCGTTGTTAGTTCCTTCTTTTACCGGAACCAATTTTTTATCAAAAGCATTTACGGTATCATCTACATAAGGATTCAATCTTTCCCAAGTACTGCTCTTTACAACATAAAGACCGTTCTGAGTTGCGTCAGTCTGATTTTTAAGCAAAACAACATCATCAATTTCAGTTTGAACACCGTCAATTTCAAGTTCACCACCAGTTAAAAAATCAACGTTCGCTGTGCTAGCAACTCTTGCTTCATCAGTAAAAGTATATCCTGCAAGATAATCAAAGAATTGATTTTTCAAGAATCTCGTACGGTTGGCAAGCTGTCTTGTAGGAATATTATCAACTCCATTTTCACCGCCTTGTAATGGGTCTGTAATTTCAAACTGACGAATACCTGGTTCGTATCTATCTGTTTCATTCAAAAATGCCATAATTTACTCCTTTCAATTTATTAAAAAATAATAGTCCAAGTTCCCTGCAAAGAAATATCTGATTCTTTGTTTATAGGATTCACTCTGACTTTACGGGCATTCAATANACCATTTGTAGACAAAAGACCGAANTCAAGAATTGACTTACCATTTGCTTCAGTCGTAGCCAAAGACCAATTAAAAGTAACTCTTCCAGCTTCTGGAAAATTATAACTGTCAATATTTTTAGTATATGGATTGGTAATNGTCGTATCGGTAACTTCCGGAGCAGTATTTGATGTTCCGAAACTTATCTTTCCGATAGGTGAACCATTTTCATCACCAGCCATNANTCTTGCNAGATTACTTCTACATAAATTAACGATAAGATTATGTTCCGTAAAAGAATCAATAATTTTTCCATTCTTAATTACATCAAGATGAAATATACCTTTCAAATTGATTTCTTCTTTAATATTCATAATCAACTCCTTCTTTCAATTAATCATCTGGAAATGGCAGAGGAATAAGTGAATCCCTTATGTGCTCACCATTATGTCTATATACGCCACTTCTCAATTCATGTTTCATATAATTATATANTAAATTNTCTGAAACTAAAATAGTTTCGTCATCTTTTTCTGGAGCTAAACCACAATCAAAGACTTCAACGATTCCAGCTCCCCGTCTATAAATNGGAATTTCAACTTTTTGTGATGATTCTTTAGTATAAAATCCATTATAAAGAACTTCGGAATCTCTTTTAACCATTCCATCNCGNTATAAGTAATCAACTTCAGTAGGCAGAACATCTACGCCAGAATAAAGTACNTGAGCATTTCTTCTAACTCCGCCATCATCTAAGCGGTCAATTAATTCAGGTTGAATAAATGAAATCAAAAATTCATCGTACCAACCTTCAAGTTCATCAACAAAATTGAAAATTTCAATAGTTTCATAACCTACACCGGCAGGAATAACTCTTGCCAAAATTTTCTGAAAGTCAACATTTGCAAGACCTTCACCGTTATGAGTTATTCTTAAACCGGCAGGATATGCCGGATACACATGGATATCATCAGTATCATAGAGAAATTTCAACGCTCTAATAATATTATTTATATCTGGAACCGCCGTATTGGTAAGTTTTTTAAGTTCAAGAATATTTCTGTATACATCGTCTGGATTACCGTTTCTTGATTCATCTAATAATTTACCGAGTCTATCAAGAAAAACTCCTGATGTATTCTTTAAGTCAAAACCATCTTTTATGCTAATAATTTTATCACATAACTCATTCAGCTCTTTATCGGATAGTTTAATCAATTTCAAAGTATCATCTTGACAAAGCCATTGTTGCCAATAAGGAGGTTTGTTGAAATTTTCAAAATTGATTTTAGTTAAATCTTTCATGAATTTTCCTCAACATTTATCAACGATGGGTCAAAAATTGCAATTTCAACTTGACCTATTGAAATATTCTCTGTTTCATATTCAGATGGCTCTGGCGGATTCAAATCAGAAGTTGAAGCTAATTTAATATCAACCAATGCAATACCATCCATGCTATAAATCGGTTTGAAAAGTTTCTGATAAATTACATCACCTCCGACTTCCATATTATCTTTTGCCCAAGAAATTATTTTTTCTTTTATAGCACTTACGATATCAATAGGAGCAATTTCCTCAGGATTCAAAGTATATTTAATATCAAGCCAGATATATTTGTTTACTGGTCTACTAAAACCGATTGTCCAAGGGTCCCCGTTAGAATCTTCAATATCAATATTTATATTACCATAAGGTTCAATTCCTGCCGGAGCTTTGTCAAAAATCATTCTTGCTATTTCATCAGGTTCACCGCCGATAACTACCGATTCGTATGACTTCGGTGGTCTTCCACATTCATCAACTACATTAGTTCTATTGCTATAAACTTTAGCATAGGTCACTCCTGGAACAGTTAATAACCAGTTTCCAATAGCAACTTCATTTGCGACTGATTGTTTCTGCCTAGAACCGAGCCTCATTCTAAGTTCTGCATCACTTTCAGCTGAACGACCGGTAATCCCGGTAGCAAAATTATAAACTTCATCTAATCCAGAAATAGGATTTACTATTACATTTACATAACCAATCGGAGCAACAATTTCACCGCTATCTCTGCAAATATAAATTGCCTTACTTCCGATACTTTCAATTTTTATAAAATTACCTTCAGTTGAAATCATATTATAGGCAAATGGAGTAGTTCCATCATTTGAAAGAATCTGTAAAATATCATCTTCAATAGTGCAGATAAATAAATTAGGAATGTTCGTATCAATATAATCTTTCAATCCTTGTAATATATCATTCTTGCTATCACCAGATTGACATTCGTATAAAACAGAAGTTCCATTCAATGTGAAAGCATAATTATGACCCTCCAGAATATTCTTTATGCTTAATTTAATTACAAGCAGATTATCTTTACTAATAGTCATTTCTGATTTATTTTCAAAAAATGCTCCATCCTCAATTCTGATTAAATGACCTTTAGGAATTACAGTACCTTCGTTTCCATAACAACATACTGAAACTTCAGTCTTTGTAGCTGATAGTCTTGAAACATTTACGAGATTTGCCAACCTATCAAGATAGACAGAAAAACTATCATCAACATCGCAGGTAGAATATAATAGACCAAGAATTTCCCATATCTGCGCAAATTTCAAGCTCAAGTTTTTGATATAAGTTCCGGTTATTGAAGTATCATCAATATCCAAATCTTCTCCAAAATAAGCTCTGAATTCTTCCTGCTGTTCTCTTAATATTACTGAAAATGGTTTTACCACAAAACCTTGGTCTGTAATTCCGTATTCCATCTTTATGCTCCCGTTGAATATTCTGATTCTATTTCAGTACCATCTACCAATTTAACGGTTATCGATACATGAAAATTCCTAGTAGCTTTATTCAAATTAACTTCAAATTCAGTAATCTTTTCAACTTTTTCAAGCTCAAGAACTCTTTCTTGAATGGCTGTTTCAATCATTCGCCTATGAGTTGAGTTATCCATGTATTCGTCTGGAATATATGGTATACCTAGTTCTCTATTATAGAACCATTCTTGATAAAAAATTGAAAGACAATGTCTAACTTTCTGCCTATAATGATTGTACTCATCTTCAAAAAGTTTCCAATTATATTTCTTTGTTTTAACAAAATTAGTTGAATCCTCTTCAATAACTAAATCTTTCAATTTTTAACCTCCTGAATATGGCGTATCATTCGGGTCTTTTCTAGTAAAAACTGTATCACACATTGATGGTTCAACCGGAAACACAATAGGCGTTGGTGGTGAAGTTTGAGCACCGCAAGCTGGACAAGTATGCGTATGAGCATTTTCACTATCAAGATGTAATTGAACTGCTTTCCATAATTGTTCATATTTGACCATGTGGTAGTCGTTTCCATTTACTTCAACTTTATCTTCATTCAAAATATTCAAAGTTGCTTTACCATTTCCGGCGAACATCTTGATATTACCATTAATATCCATCAAAAGACTGGTTTCCTTAGTTCCTGAACTATCGGTCGTAAATAAATGAATATTGCCATCTTTAATACGATGTTCCATTTTATCATCATTTAGTTCAATCTGGCTTTTTTCNNTATCATCAATATAATGAATTATCTGNAAAGCATCTTCATCNACNGCAGGNATAAATTTTTGTGGTTGTAGACCTGGAATACAATAAGCATCACATAAATCATAACGTCTTGGGTCTATATCTTCAATATTATCTCTACCTTTTAATTTCCATTCCTCAATACATCTTTCAGCAAAAAACAATAAAACTTCATCATCTTTATGTAAAGGAAAATGAATTGTATATTCAACCGTTCCTGAATATAAGACCGGAACATCAATCAGAATCGGAAATTTCATATATGAATTATCTGCCATCCTGCGTTTTATAGATGGTTGAATTACAGCGCGTCTGGTCGAAGCATTATAGGAAACGACCACTGC